TTCATCTTTTTTAGCAGCTATTGCCAGCACAGGTACGTTTTTTGGCGAATGGATACCTCCCAAAAATCTATCTCCCCTCCATGCACAGGTCCAAGCTAAAATTACATTGGCTCGAGTTTCTTTGTGTTCGGCCCGTGCAACAGCAGTGCCCCCTTCGCTGTGACCTACCAAAAATATTTTATTTTTATTGTACCAACTGCTTTTTTGAATCTGTTCTAATGTGTGGGTAATTTCTTGTTGCCTATAGTCGTGTGCCTGAGGAAACAGTCCTCCTCGTTTGGCTACTGGATCGCAGTTTGGTATTCTACCAGCTCTAGCCATGCTATCTGGCATTATAACAATAAACCCGTTTTCTGAAAGAGTACGTCCCCAATCATGATCGTGCCAATCTACAATGCCAGTGCAGCCATGCAAATAGACAACAACAGGATAATTTTGATTAAGTTTTATATCATTTACAGTAACAGGCACTGTGCTGCCTGGTAAAAATACTTGAGCTTTATTCCAACTACTTTCAACGTCATTTGCTTTAGCAATGCCTGCGCTAAAAGTAAGAATTAAAATTATAAGAAATTTCATTTGGTAGCCTTTCTGTTTAATATATTATATTATAACATCAAATGTCAATAATGTCAACCTTTCAGAATTTAGCTTGAGCAATTTTGGATCAAATAAATATTTCTATGCTAGATGATTGCTTTTCATATTTGGATAATTTACCCGATTTAGATGACATTATTTGTCAAGCAGGTATTAATGCTCAGTATCCCGAAATTCCCGAAGAAGAAACTGCCGAGTCTCTTGCTATTACAAGTATAGTTTCTCGATCTAGATTTTTTCAAACAAAATTTTGTCAAAATTTATCTAAAGAATTTGGAACCATAAAAACACATTTTTTTAAAAATGCTCCAATGACCACATACGATTGGCATCGAGATTTGGGTCGAAAAGTCTCTCTTAATTTTTTGTTAAGAGAAGCTCCAAACAGTTTGGTGTTATATAGAAACAAAGAATATGGCGTTGACAGAATACGATATAATATCAAAGTCTGCAACTATGTGCCTAAAAGGCCAGTTCTACTCGACACAACTATTCAGCACACTGTTATAAACTATAACGATCAGCCTAGATTTATTTTAAGTTTAGGATTTCCAATCGAAGCTGAATATCAGGAAGTGAAAAAGTTTTTAATGTCTTATCCAAGCTTCAACTCCTATATTTGAGGTCAACAAGAAATAATCTTGTTGACATCTGTCTTACATTGTAGGACCGTTGCCGTTCTTAAATCCTATCACACCACCCTCTGCTGTGATACGCTTTATTACATCTTCGAACAGTATGGGCGCAAAGTCTGGAGTTTGTTCTACGCATACACAATGGTAGCGTGAATCAATTTCATCGCTGTATAGGATTTCTCCTGTACGTGCATCAACACCCCTGGGCTTACGAACACGGTTAGCGTGTAAGTGTCCGTGAATGTTAACTCCGAACCGACCTAAACTATCGCTATGTACTGGAATATGACTTAAAATCATACCGTTCATAACGTGATATGCACGAAGTTCACGAAAATACATACGATATTCGTCATCACGAAAAATGTCATGATTTCCACGGATTAGAACTTTGTCACCATTTAACCTACTTAATGTTGATAACGCTTTTCGGTTAATTACAACATCGCCTAAATGATAGACTTTATCCGTGGGTTTAACCCTTTCGTTCCACGCCTTGATCATAGCTTCGTCCATTTCGGCAGCATCATCCCATGGTCGAAGTTTTGTCACACCATCATTACGTGTGAAGCGGCAAACACCTGCGTGACCAAAGTGCGTGTCGCTGACTAAAAATACGCTAGGCATTATGCCCTCCTTTCTTTAATTGTAAGTCCATCCTAATTGCTTCATTAATTTATGTTTAACTCTAAGATTGGGTTGACGATACTTTTCACAATCGTTAAATCCCATCATTACTCCTACTTCTACAACTGCACCGCTACGGCAAATTCCCGCTGTACAATGTACCACAACATTCATACGATTCTCTAATGCCCGTTGCAGTAGAAATACAATCTGTTCAGCTTGTGCATCGCTAATTTTATCTTCTTCAGGAAATCCATCATTGTCTTCTGCATCTAAAAATTCAAAGTCATGTCTCTCTTTAAATTGCTGTTTAGCCTTAGGTTTCCACCCCAACGGATCAGTGATACTAATCAGTATTGAGTTTGGCCCCACATCGTGATGGAATCCTGTAGGAATATCTGCGGCTGCTACATTTTCAATCCACGGCATATCTAACTCCTTAGAATAATATTATAACATCTTTTTACCAAAATGTCAATCAAAGAAACCCTCACTATAAGAACTATAGTAGGGCTGTGTTGTGTGGCCCGCCGACCAGGACTCGAACCTGGAATAATAGCTTAGAAGGCTACTGGTATATCCCTTTACCTATCGGCAGTAATTTTTATTATATTATAAAACGTATTCGACGTCAACTGCTAAGATAAATCTATAATTATTGCTTTGTACAATACCTGGACGATGCCACTGATCTGAGGGATATATTAACCAATTGCCATCTGTGGGTCGAATAAAAAACTTACCATCATTGTCAACTCCATTAGGAGCCATCTCTGTACCGCAATAATCTCGATCTTTAACATCGTTAGGAATATGTAGATAGAAAACTCCACTCATCATTTTAGCATTGGGATTTTGTGGATGCCAATGATTATGCCACAGGTTGTCGCGATTTTCGGCACCCTCAAGATTGGTCATAAAACTCCAGGCCATCATGTTGCTGACCTTTACTTCCCGCCCTAGATACATAAACACGCTCATAAGAAAGCTCATACGGTACTTTAGCCATACAGATTCTGGTCGAGCAAAAATGTTTTCTTTGGTCTGGAACTTAGGCGAGTTAGTGAAGTAATTTCCGTCAGCAATAATTTGTTTAATTATGCCACACGCTTCTTGATTGTCCTGTTCTGTGATTGTTGAACTGAAGTCAAATTTACGAAAGGTGTTGTTCTGATCAATTACTTTTAACATTGTATCCTTAGTGGAGCGGGATAAGAGAATCGAACTCTTGACCGAAGATTGGAAATCTGCTGTTTTACCATTAAACTAATCCCGCATTGTGTTTCTATTTAATTGCTAATTGATACCTTAAAAATTATTCATAAACATTATTAAACCAACCAGTGGCAATATATTTTTCTTGTGTAGTTGATGGAATTCCTCTATGTGTAAAAGTCCAGTCAACCGGCCAAATTAAAGTTAATCCCTTTTCCGGTTTAATTTTAAGTTTTTGATGAAACCATTCTGTTTCCCCTTCGTCAGTGACATCATTTAGATATGTCATAAATGCCAAATGCCTTGATCCCATTGGTTCTTTGGAATGTGTTCTTTCAGTATGCCATGCATAGTATCCACCACGCGGTGGATAATATTGAACATTGATAGCTTGTCTAACATGGACTGCTGAATAATGATTCGCGTAATAGTATTTTTCTCTATACTTATTGAAACACGGATCTAAGAATTTATCAAAGTAGACCATTGAGGTGTCACTGTATTCTAGAATAATATCAACGCTATTTTTAATTTCTGGTTGAACACTGATTCCAGACATGCCTGGCTGTTTGTTTGGACACAGTTTATGCAAATTTATAATGGCATCACATATGTCAAGATCCTCAACATACCAGCCCGCAATAAAATTATCTAACTGATTTACAGCATGTTCTCGCATATGTCTATTTACTCATCCTCTTCTGGCGGGCTTGCTAACGGAGAGGTTGAAGGTTTTTTCTTTGACCACTGATTATAGCTGGCTCCCTCTGCACGACCACTAACACCGTATTCGCACTGTGTAATCTTTCCACCGTTGGCCAAAAACTCTGCTACGGCAGCATCTACTTCAGCTTGATCATTTTTACTCATTTTTACCTTTTGTTATGATTGGTTGCGGGACCCGGAATCGAACCAGGAACTAGAGCTTATGAGACTCTCGAGATGCCGTTTCTCTATCCCGCGATAGATTTTAATTAAGTGTTATCTGCTCGATTTAGGAGTTGGGTGCTTCCCATCCAAAGCGACTAAGCAGTTATATTAGGACCTGTCCCTCGCCAGTTAGGCCCGCATAGTGTATGCGTCCATACACGATACCTTGATAACACTTAACTAAAATGTCTAGCCACTCCACCACAGAGCCCTAGACTGAGTTGTTACCCTGTCCGTCTGCTTCTCTATTTGGACGATACAGATCTCGCCCTAGGATTTTTTCACGCTCTCCGACCTGGAGAATGAAAGGTTGATCCTAAGCACCCGGCAGTTCTGGCCTACTGCCTAGCCCCATCCTGACTCACCGGCGGATGGCTACCGGGGGTTCTTAGATCAATCCCTCTGCCTGTAAAGTTGCTACTGTGTCATCGCTGAGCGGAATCTCAGTCTTGATATTTAATTCAAGAATTTCGTCGTTGAGCTTTTGTTTCTGCTTCTTGAGATTCAGAATCTCTGCCTTAGCCTGTGCAATCTGTTCTTTGCTTAAAATACCTGTGCTAACAGTATCGTTATACCCGTAGAGGCTACGACGATTGCTGTCACCTTTGTCATTCTTGATCTTTTCGATCTTGCCTTTGATTACTTCCAAAGAAGTAATTTCTGTGCCACCGGCTAACTGTTCAAGCTGACCAATACGCTTGTCGATAAAGGCTGCCTTGGCCAAGGCAGTGTCTATGCCGCTGGCTGCATTAGCTGTACCAACGAGGGCTCTAATGTTATATAGAGCCATGGTTAAATTCTGTCTACGTCCGTCATTTGCGATCAACTCATTGTTGGCCTTGCTAAGTGTATCCTCGACATTTTGAAACTCGTTAAGTTCAACTGTGAGCTCAACTTTGATATTTTTTACTACATCATTAATGCTGTTCTGTACAGCATTTGCTTTACGAAGCGTGATATTCATCTGCCTTTTCCTTTTAAACTTTTTAGATAATCTTCTACAGTATATTGTCCGTCTTCAATTTCTTTTAGTGCTGACACTACTGGTCCATGCCCGGGTTCTGCCTTGGTAGGAGATCCACGTTTGATTTCTCGGGCACGTTGACTGGCAACTAAAACTAAATCAAATAATCCGCCTGCTGCGATTGCTGCTTTCTGCGATGTAATTCTGGCCATGTCTAATCCTTTAAGTTATAAGTGACGGATCACCGAAAGGTCAAGTAATAGACCGGACAATAGACAACGGAAGGGTTGTAATCTTCCTTTGACAATGTGCAAATAACAATACACAGAGGTCTATATATTTCCGATTAACAA